TTCTCGGCCGCGTTGCCGTTCATCGCGGCGTGGGCGCTCGCCTCGCTCCGGGGCTGAGGTCCCTTCCCCGAGGCGGCACCGGTCCCGGCGGGCTCCGTTAACCATCCGCCGGGCGTTCCAGCCGGTGCCGTGCCGGGGGAGGGCCCGCCCTACGCCCGACCCAAAAAAAGAGCCTCCCGCAGCGTTAGGACCGTACGCGGGAGGCCGACCTGAAAGGAGGTCATCCATGGATGATACCAGCAAGAAGCCCCAGACGTTTAGAGCACTTGCCGCCGAGCTCAAGTTGCCGCGCAAGCTGCTGTACACGCTCGACGAGGTGTCGCGCGTGCTGGGGGTGCCCTACAACACCCTTCGAGACGAATGCACCGCGCGCAGGCTCACCTACTGCCTGCCCGACGGCCGCTGCCGCGGCTACCTGGTGCGCCCCGAGTGGGTCGACGAGTGGATCGAGGAGGGAACCCATGAGCGAGATTCTTTTGCTGCTTAGCGACCGGGTGTCGGCCTGGTGGGGAACGTTGTCCGAGCGGACGCAGAGCGTTGTGTGCGCCCTCGTGATGCTTACGCTCTTTGCCATCGCCGGCGCCATCGAGGGGACCGCCCCGAGCGGGATGTACTACTAGGAGGAATGACATGCAGTTTGAGAAGAGGACCGTGCGCCTGGGCGATATCCGCCCCAGCGGACAGAACCCGCGCGAGGACTTCGGCGACATCGGCGCCCTGGCCCGCAGCATCGAGGCGACCGGCGGCGAGCCGCTGAACCCGCCCGTGGTCGTGGCGGACGGCAACGTCTACCGCATCGTGGACGGCGAGCGCCGTTACCGCGCTCTGTCCTCGATTTACGGGGAGGACCGCGAGGTGTCCGCGCTGGTGGCCGACACCATGGACGAGGCCAACGAGCTCGTGGCCATGCTCGCCACCGACGACAAGCGCCAACTGACCGAGGCGGAGCGCGCCCGCGGCGTGCAGCAGATGCTCGTGCTGGGCGTCGACGAGCAGCGCATCGAGCGCGCGAGCCGCGCCACCGCCGGGCAGATCCGTGCTGCGCGCAGGCTGCGCGGGAGTATCGAGGGCCGGCAGGTGACGCTGGAGCAGCTCGAGGCCGCGAGCGCTTTCGACGACGAGAAGGACATCGAGGCGGTCCTTGCCGCCGGCGACGGCTGGGCGGGCAAGGCCGACAGCATCCGCCGCCGCGTCGAGCGCGAGGAGGCCAAATCGAACGATTACGACGCCTTCGGGGACGCCGCGATTCCCGTGGTGAAGGAGCAGCCCGAGGGGTTCAACTACACGGACTGGGTCAACGTCGGCCTTGTTGCCTCGAAGCTCGAGGACAAGGAGTACCCCGCTGGCACCGTTGCCGTGTGGAAGGGCAGCTACTGGGACCTCTACGAGCCGGATGACGGCTCGGGCGCCGAGCCCGAGAAGACCGAGGAGGAGATCCGGGCCGAGCAGGAGGCCGCGCGCGAGGAAGCCGCGCTCAAGGACCTGTACAGGAGCCTGATCGGCTTCGTGGCGTCCGGCGCCTTCGCCATGTCCAAGGACCTCATGATGGAGGTGCGCGTGAGCCGCGAGGACCCGTCCGCGCTGCTCGTGGCGATGGGCGGCGACAGCCACGTCGAGAACGAGGCGCGTTTCGGGGCCGTGCGCGAAGAGTTCGCCCGCAACCTCAAGGCTTGTAAGCCAAGCGAGTACGAGGCCGGCTGCTGGCTCATGGCGGCGGCCAAGGACATGGCCCAGCTCAACAACCGCTGGGGCGGCGACGACGCGGAGGCATGGCTCGACCACTACGGCATCTTCTGCTCCGTGGGCTACGAGCCCGGCGAGGAGGACGTGTGGCTCATGGAGAGGGTGCAGGCGAGCGCCAAGGAGGAGGAGAAGGATGAGTAGCGAGGATGAGAACTACGTCACGGTGACGGCGACGGCCAGGGGGCATGAGTGCTCCATTCTCTGCCGCGAGGCAATGGTGGCGACGGTGGGGGCGGACGGTGAGCCCGGCACATCGCTTCACGTCGGCACCTTCGACTCGAAGTCGATTAGGGTTCTCGCGGAAGCAGCCCTCTCGGAGCTGCTCTCTGCCGGAGTCCGCGCCGGCATCCCCATGGACGCCATGCGCATCGAGCTCGTCTACGCCGCGGTGCACTGCGGGTTCCCGGAGGAGGAAGAGCGGAGCGCAATCTACTACGACCTCGACATCGATATGGACGAATCTGGAAGGAAGGATGAGAAGGATGAGTAGCGAGAAGCTGAAGGTGACGATCGAGCGCGAGAACGTCGAGCCCGTGGAGTTCGAGGCGAATGCCCTCCTCTGCGGCGGAGATACCGATGACGGCGTGCTGTTTTTCGCAGGTGGCTGCATGACCCAGACCATCGTCCTCGACATCATGCGGTGCTTCGTCAGCGAGGTGGTCAGGGACATGGTCAAGCTCGGTATCGATGAGACCGAGGCCAGGGGCCAGGTCATGCTCGCGGCGGTAAGCCCATCCGACGCCAGTGAGCTGCTCCTGGACATCAATCTCGATGACCGCGACAAGATCGCGCACATCGCTAAGGAGCTCGCCGCCAGTGACCTCTCCTAGCGAGCGCCGGGCGGTCGTGCAGCGCGGGGCGGACGGCCGCTGGTTCGCCCGCCCCTACATGGGCACCGACCGCGCCACGGGCAGGCGGATCAGGCCGTATAAGTCCTGGGACGGGGATCTGCCCCGCGAACAGGCCCAGGCCGAGTGCGACAAATGGGTCGCGACCTATATCCCCTCCTCGGCGCAGGACAGCTCCAAGCGCCTGTCCTCGATGCTCGAGACCTATGTCTCTGACCCGGTGAACGGCCTGTCTGACAACTCGGTCGCAGCCTACCGCAGCGTGATCAGGACGATGGTGGAGCCGACCATCGGGCGCATCCCCTACGACCAGCTGCAGCCGTGGGACGTGTCGGCTGCGTACCGCACGCTGCTCGCGCCCAGGACGGGGAAGGGGCTGTCACCCAAGACCGTGCGACTCATGCACTCGCTGCTCAAGGTCGCGTACGGGAAGTGGCGCCATGCCATCGGCCACAACGTCATGCTCGAGGTCCCGGCCCCCAAGGTGAAACCCGGGGAGCCGTTCGCCCTGTCCGAGCTCGATGCGGACGGGCTGTCCCGTGCGATGGTGTCCGCCATGTCCTTGCGTGATGCCACGGGCGCCAACATCGCCCGGCGCACCGAGGCCATGGCGGTCTTCCTCGCGCTCCACACGGGCATGCGGGTCGGGGAGGTCTGCGGCCTGCAGCGCCGCGACTGGCGCCGCTCACTGCACGACATCCACGTGGCCGGGCAGGCCGTCGAGAAGCCCAGCCTGCACAGGCAGCCCCTCACCAAGGGCAAGCGCTCGCGGAACGTCTCGATCCCGCCGGCGGTCGAGGCGCAGCTGGAGCGCCACCTGGCGTGGCAGGACACGTGGCTCGTCCGCAAGGGGCCGGCCGCGCCCCTGATCACCTTCGGGCCCGCGGGAGGGCTCGCGAGGCCGTCGACCGTGACGGCCCGCTTCAAGGCGATCGCGCGCGAGCTCGAGCTGCCCGGGGAGACGGTGTTCCACACGCTACGGCACACGCACGCCACGTGGCTGCTCACGCACGGGTGGGACATGCGCCTGGTTCAGGAGCGCCTGGGGCACGCGAACGTCAAGACGACGCTCGAGATATACGGTTCGGTGCTGCCGGGCCGCGACAGGGAGGCCGCCGCGGCCTTCACCGATTCGATCTACGGAGGTGACACGGATGAATAACTACAACTTCAACAGGGACTTCTACGAGGGCTGCCGCGCACTCGGCGACAAGGAGGGCATGGCGCTCGCCTGGGCGATGCTGCGCTACGGCTACGAGGGCATCGAGCCCAAGCTGAAGCCGACGACCATGGCGGCGTTCACCTTCGCAAAGGGGCGCATCGACGCCATGGTCAACGGTAGCCTTGGGGGTCTCAGGCGGGCGGCCAATACGGGCAGCCAAGGGGGTAGCCAAGGGGGTAGCCAAGCCAATGCGCAAGGGGGTAGCCGACAGGCTAGCCAAGGGGGTAGCCAACAGAAAGAGAAGGAGAAAGAGAAAGAGATAACCCTTGCGGGTTATAGCGAGGCCCGCCAAACCCCCGACGACTTCGACCCGCCCTCGATGGAGGACGTCGAGGCCTACTTCGCCGCCAACTGCCTGCGCGGCGACCCCCGTCAGTTCTTCGACCACTACGCAGCACAGGGCTGGACGCTGCCGAGCGGGCTGCCCGTGACCGACGTGTGGGCGCTCGCCCGCAACTGGAGCCGCAAGCAGGTCGGCTTCGATGCCGACCGCAAGGCGCGGGGCGGGCAGACCTCCCAGGAGGTCGAGCGGGCGTCCGTGTGGAAGCCCGTGAAGACGGATGCGGAGCGCATAGTCGAACTCAGGCGCGAGCTGGGTGAGGCGTCATGATCACCCTTTGGGAGATGCTCGAGAACGAGAAGGCCGACCCCGCCCACGGCCGCCCGCTCGACCTGACGCGGATCTACATGGCAAACGTCATGTCGCACGGGGATGCCGACCGGCTGACCAAGGAGCAGGAGCTCCACGACACGGAGGCGCGCGAGGCGCAGCGCGCCGACCTGTACGAGAGGGTCGCCGCCATCGCGGGCGGCAAAAAGCCGGAGGGCGAGGACCCGGAGCACAGGCGTGCCAAAAGTGAGCCAACGGGCGCGAAGGAGTTGGGGCAGCAGGCACTGGGGTTTCCGCCGCTAGACGGCACAGGCGGCACGGCCGAAGAGGCCGAGGCTGCAATTAATGCCATATTGTCCGAGGAGAGAAAGCGAGAGACGCTTTGACCGAGACTTCAGCGGTGATGAGGGCCTACCGTGACGCCCTCGACCGGCACCGGATTCCCTGGGCCGACGACACGTACGACACGGAGCGGGTGGGCGGTTACCGACTGCGCGTGGAGCGCACCGAGACCATCCTCGACGAACACAGGGTGAGCGTGATCTGGGGCTACCAGTGCCTGCCTGGGCGCGAGCCCACGGGCGTGACCATCGGCTACCCGAACTACCTCGAGGTGCAGTACGAGCCAATCAGCACCGAGCCGTTCATGGCCACGCCGGGCGACATCCTGGCCGACATCTTCGGCGTGAGGGGGTGAGTCGCGATGAGCTACGCGTACGGACCCGCTGACTGGATCGACCTCGCCATCGGCAGGCTCGAGGACGCCAAGAGGTCGATCGCGGCGGGCATGGGCCCGACTGCCTGCGACGAGATGTGCCAGGCGAGGCGATGCCTCAACAAGGCGCTGATCATGGTCGCGGAGGAGAGGGAGATTGAGAAGGAATGGAGTGCGAGATGAGTGGGGAGGCAAAGATGTACTCCTGCTCTGTGTGCGGGAAGCCGACGCCGAACTATCGCGAGTATTCGCCTTCGATTGCAGCGATTTTAGGCAAGGAGGGGTGCTCAACATGCGATGAGTGCCTCAGGAAGGCCCGCATCTTGCACAAGTGGGAGAACGAGCAGTTCGCTGAGGAACGTCTGATCTGCCCCTACTGCGAGAGCGTCATCGGTGACGCGTGGGAGTACGAAGATTGCGAGGATGAAATCGAGTGTCTGGAGTGCGGGCGCACATTCGAGGTCGAAATTACCACCGTGAGAACCTATAGGACGCGCCGCCGCAGGGAGGACATGCCTGATGGCTGGGATGGGGGTGATTTTTGATGAGCTGCTATTTCTGCGGCGGGTCGCGCATCGCGTCCATCCACTCTGCGCCCGACCGAGACGTCCAGAACTGGTCTGTGGGCTCCATGTCCCTGACGCGGCGCTATGACGGTCAGCCTGTCGTCATGGTCGAGCTAGATACCGATGTGGTGCTCGATGTCTCCACCAATGGCTCGGGCGGCGACTGCGTGAGCGCTGACGTGACGGCGACCGCCTACATCGAGGACATCAAGTACTGCCCGTTCTGCGGAGAGGAGCTTTAGGTGAACGAGGTCTATGCGAAAACGAAGACGTATCTGATTAACGAGATCGCCGAGGACGCGCGCGGCGTGCTGAGCGCGATCGCGGGCAAGGACCCCGTTGCAGTCGATGACATGGAGGTCCTTGAGTACTGCCATGCCCTCGCGAACGCGATGGTCACCCTCGAGACCGTCGCCATGGTTGCGGCGCTGGCGCCCAGTTTTCTGGAAAGCAAGAGGTGCGAGGACGAATGAGCCGCAAGGATATAACCGCCGACCTGTCCGAGAAGGTCGCGAAGAAGCTCCGCAGGCAGTTCGCCCTCGTCGCGCAGGAGGTCTGGGTCGATCCCGACCACAGGGTCGACTTCGTGGCATTCTCTCCGGGCATCGGAGGCTGAAACATGAAGCTCGAGCACGGACGGTTCGTGTTCGTTGAGGTCAAGTCGTGCATGGCGGACTTCAAGAGCGGCCACGGCCTCACGTTCCGAGGCGACGAGAACTGGCTCGTTTGCCCCCGCGACCTTGCGGACGAGCTGCACGACAAGATGACCCTGCCGTCAGGCGTGCAGGTCTACTGCCCCGACAACGGAGGCTCCCTTCGGCTGAGATACAACCTTGAGATGCGAGGCACCCTAAGCCTGAGAGAAGATTCAACGCTTTGCCTGCTCTGGGCGATGCTGATGGACTCGTACTCGAGGTGGCGCACGACGGGAGATGTGTTCAATGAAGCGAGCGATTAGGTGGGTTCCTGGGCAGCGCGAGTACAGGGACTGGCGCGTGCCGGACGGCGCGAGCGCGAGCGCGGCCGACTTCTCGACCGTGGTCGACTGCGCGGAGTGCGGGTGCGAGGTGGTGTTCGGGGAGAGCTACTGCTCGCGGCTGATCCACAACGAGCTCGGGTTCGGCTACGCCGTGTGCCCGAGGTGCTACGAGGACGAGTTCAAAGAGGTGGGAGAAGACTGTGACCTTTAACGATGTCGAGTTCAAGGCGTGCCCTAAGTGCGGGGCGGAGCCCAAGGCGGAGGACGTGCGAGAGCGTTCCCTGACCAAGCCCAACGTACTGAGTGTCAGGTGCCCCGCCTGCGGGATGTCGAACAGCGTCGCGTGGGGAAGCATGGACCTGCCGCCGTTCCGCCAGGCGGTGGCCATGCTCGCGGACAGCTGGAACAGCCGGTGATCCGCTCGGCGGTCGAGCTGTTTCGCGCAACCGCCTGGCACGCGGTGCCCGATTTGGTGTCGGGCCCCGCGCGCCGGGCGCTCGTACATGGATGGGCAGACGCGCCGCGGGTGACGTCGGCGCAGATCGGGGAGACGGAGCGGAGGGCACGGTCGCTGGAGCGCGACCGGGCCCGCGCGCTCAAGAGGTCGAGGAAGGCCAAGCGATGAGGTTGTTTGAGAAGCTGCGGCGGATGATCGTCGAGAACCGCCGCGTGCGCAAGAGCATCGAGGCGCGGCGCGCCCGCAGGTGCAGGAGGTCGATGAGATGACCGTGATGTGGGACGTGCAGGAGCGGAACTGCGCGGTCTGCGGGAGGATCTTCATCCCCCAGGCGCCGAAGGCCAAGTACTGCTCGGAGGACTGCCGCCGGAAGCACGATCAGGACCGTGCGAAGGAGGCCCGGCGCAGGGGCGCCAAGCCCAAGCGCGACAAGGTCGACCGCTACCTGGCGCCCACGGGCCCGGCACACGACGAGATCATGGCCATGCGGCGCGAGGTCGCGATGAGATATTGAGTTTCCGCAGGTAGATATATAATTAAGGCCGCTGGCGTTGGAGCGCCGGCGGCCTTTGGCAAAGACGCCTCCCGGCATCCTCTATATGGCGTAGAGCATGGTACCACGCGGGAGGTCACATGGACGCAAGGGAATATCTGGAGACAGTACGGGCCGCCCAGCGCGGCATCGACCGCCGCCTGGCGGTCATCGAGTCGATGACGGCGCGCGAGCAGGTGCGCGCCCAGCGCTACGACGCCGTGGGCAAGGGCGCGCATGGGACGGACTTCATGCGCTCGACGGATGACAGGATCGACTACGAGCGCCGCAGCGGAGCGGAGCTGTCGGAGCTGCGGCGCGAGGTGGAGCGCGGACGCGAGCTGTGCGCGGGCGTGCGCTCGGCCAACCCCGGCAAGCGCTGGGGAGACGTGCTGGAGCTTCGCTACTGCGAGGACCGCACGCTGCAGGAGATCGCGGGGACGCTCGGGGTGTCGGTGAGGTCGGTCCATTCAGATATGTCATCGGCCCTGGACTGGGTCGATATGGTGGGCATCGCCACCGCAAGGGCAGGCGTGGGCCGTGCGGCAATATAATTGAATAGCTGGTTCGCGTCAGCATGTCGGCCCCGATCGCCATGTGCGGTCGGGGCCTTCTGTCTTTATGGGGCTGCAGGCAATTGCAGACGATTGCACACTTCTGCAGACAATTGCAGATAGTTGCAGACGATTGCACACAATTGCAGACCGTTGCAGGTTTCTTCTGGGATATAACTAGGGTGTCGATTCGCAGCGCCGCCCGCGCGGCTTGCGGGTCGGATGTGCGTGGAAGCACAGATGAGTGGCCGGGGTTCCCTTCAGCAGTTCAGGGACTCCGGCCTTTCTATTGAACGACAACGTAATGAGGTGGGTCCGTGGTCACACGCGAGGCTATCGTCCGCGCCGCAAGCCGGTACGACACCGTCATGGCGTGGGCATTCCGCCGCGCCCTAGGCATCGCCCGCCGTGCGGGCGGGCGCAAGTGCAAGGCCGCCGGCAAAGCGGTCGAGAGCCTGCGCTACGCGGGGCTCGAGGGATGCATGGCCAACCGAGGGCGCTCCCCGGTGGAGCGCTAACCGTGGCCACCAAGACCCGCTACGCCAACGGCCACGCCCGCCGGCAGGTGCGCGCCTGGCTCAAGGCGCAGGGGCTGCCGTGCCACATCTGCGGCATGGCCATCGACTACGACCTGCCCGCGGGCGACCCGATGAGCTTCGAGGTGGACGAGATCGTGCCCGTGTCGCGGGGCGGCTCGCCCATCGACCGCGCGAATATCGCGCCGGCGCACCGGATCTGCAACGAGCGGCGCGGCAACAAGAGCCTCGCCGCACTGAACGGCTCGATATCGCCGCGCCCCCGCGACGTGGGCTGCTCGACCTCGCTGCCGTGGTGACCCGACCCTGGGGGATGGCCCCCTCCCCGGGGGCCGAAGGCTCGCCCCACGGCATTGCGCCTTTTTTGCGCAGGCCCCGAAACCGAGTCCATACCGGGAGGTGCATGGAATGTCCACGAAGTCCACGAAGCCGAGGGGCAAGCCCTGGTCCGCGGACGAGCGGGAGTTCGTCAAAAACGCGTACCCGGCGCTCGGACCTGCGGCTATAGCGAAGAAACTTAAACGCTCGCGCTCTGGCGTGTGCGCCCTCATCAAGAGGATGAAGGAGAGCGGCGAGATAGTAACCGACGAGTCCACGGGGGAGTCCGTGGGCGCGGGCATCTCGGCGCCTCCCGCGGACGGCCCGGACGGCCGCCAGGACACGCTCGGGAGGCTCCGGTGGGTGCGGCAGATCATCGAGCGCCAACTCTACGATGCTGAACCCAGCCAGGCGGCCCGGCTCGCCAAGGAGTACCGCGAGACGCTCGAGCAGATAGAACGGATAGAGGGGGCCGGTGAGGACGGTGGCGACGATGTCATCATCAACGCCGTCTCGGTCCTGCGCGACGTCCTCGGCTAAGCCGAGGCTCCGCCTCGTCCAGCCCTACGAGAGGTCCCTCGGTCCGCTCGCGGTCGAGCTCGCCCCGACGATGGGCTACGACCTCGTGCCGTGGCAGGAGCAGCTCGCCCACGACATCGGCGCCGTGGATGCCAACGGAAAATGGGTCCACCCGCGCGTCGGCATCTCCATCCCGCGCCAGCAGGGCAAGTCCGTCGACCTCATCGTGTGGGTCGCGATCATGGCGGCGCTGGCCGGCTACAAGGTACTGTGGACCGAGCACAACTACTCCACGACCATGGAGATGGTCGCCCGCTTCCGCAAGATCTTCGGCCGCCGTGTCGGCGACACGTCCGAGGGAATCCCGCGCTGGCGCAAGCTCCTGGTCGAGGTCTGCTCCCAGACCGGCCAGGAATGGATGCGGTTCAGCTCCGGCGGCGTCATCCAGTTCTCGACGAGGACCAAGTCCTCTCGCCTGGGCTTCTCGTTCGACATCGTCATATACGACGAGGCCCAGGAGCTCACGGGCATCCACACCCAGGTCGTCAACCCGACCACGGTGTCCGGCGCGAAGCACAACCTGATGATCGTCTACGCCGGCACGCCGACCCGCTCCGGAAACCCCGCGGAGGTGTTCAAGAACGTCCGGCAGCAGGCATGGGAGGGCGGCGAGAAGGCGTCCGACCTGCTGTGGCTGGAGTACGGCGTCGAGGAAGTAGGCGACATCTGGGACGAGAGCCGCTGGCCGGAGGTCATGCCGTCCCTGGGCTACCACGCCGACATCCGCGCCATCCGCACCGGAATGAAGGACATGGACGAGCTGGGGGCCGCCCAGGAGTACCTGGGCTACTGGCTGCCCCCGCAGAACCAGGTGGAGAAGCCCATCATCGGCGCCGACGCATGGGGCGCGTGCCTCGTGGCGAGCGGCCCCGAGCTGACCGCCGGCTGCAGGGTATGCGCCGGCGTGAGGTTCAGCGCCGACGGCTCGACCGTCGCCGTGGCATGCGCCGTGCGCCCGCCCGGATCCGCGACCGTGCACGTGGAGCTGCCCTTCTGCGAGGACCCGGAGCCCAGCACGGATTGGCTCGCCTACTGGATCGCCGCGAGGGCGGGCAGGTACGCCTGCGTCGCCATCGACGGCAAGGCGGGCGCCGGAGCCCTGTGCGACAAGCTCGAGGGCATGGGCATGCCCAAGGACTACATCCTGCGCCCGAGCACAGACCAGGCCGTGACCGCGGCGAGCCTCATCTCGTCCGGAGCGAAGGCGGGCTCGGTCACGCATATCGCGTGCCCGGCGCTCGACCTGTCGGCCGAGACCTCGCCCAAGCGCAAGATCGGCTCGTCGGGCGGCTGGGGCTTCGGCGGCGACAACGCCGCGCCCATCGAGGCCGCGGGGCTGGCGCTGCTCGCGCTCAACACATCGAAGAGAAAACCCGGAATGAAGGCGAGGGTCACTTGATCTCGATACCTTACGCCGTGGCGTCCGCCGACGGCCTGCTCGAGGAGGACCGCGAGACGGTGCGCTGCCTGCTCAACAGCTGGCAGACGCACTACAGGGGCAACCTCCTGCGCTCGGACTACTACGAGGCGCGCAACATGCTCAAGGACCTCGGCATCGCCGTGCCCGACTCGCTGCGCGACCTGGAGGTCGCGTGCGGCTGGGGATACAAGTGCGTGGAGGTCATGCGCGACCACATCGCCTTCGACGGGTTCACGTGCCCCGACGACGAGGACTTCGACGGCCTGCTCACCTCCGTGGCCAAGCGCAACAAGATGGCCACGCGCGTCGGCAAGGCCGTCAACTCCGCGCTCAAGTACTGCTTCTCCATGCTCGTGGTGACGGCGGACGAGGACGGGCACGCCCGCATCTCGGCGTACCCGCCGACCCTGTGCACGGGCATCTGGGACGACGTCCACGAGTGCCTGTCCTCCGGCATGTTCGTGGTGTCCTTCGCCAAGGACCGGGGGATCCCCACGAACCGCCCGGACTGGGTCAACGTGATGCTGCCGGACCGCATGGTGCGCATCCGCGAGGTGCGCCGCAACGAGTGGGCCGCCGAGTACGTGGAGCACGGCCTGGGCGCCGTGCCCATGTTCGTCATGCCCCACAACCCCGACGACGACCGCCCGTTCGGCGTGTCCAGGATCAACTCCGAGGTGCGCTGGCTCATCGACTGCGCCATGCGCGCCAACGTCAACGAGGAGATCGCCGCCGCGTTCGCCGCGTCCACGCAGAAGTACCTGCTGGGCACGGACGGCGACGCGTTCGCCGACAAGACCAAGTGGAGCGCCTTCATCGGCTCCATCTTCGAGGTCACCAAGACCGAGGACGGCACGATACCGCAGTTCGGCCAGCTCACGCAGCCGAGCATGCAGCCCATGACCGAGCACTTCGGCAACCTGTGCAAGCGCATGAGCGCCGCGACCGGCATCCACGTGGGGCAGTTCGGCATCATGAGCGACAACCCCAGCTCCGCCGAGGCCATCTACGCCGAGAACGAGCCGCTCATCCTCAAGTGCAAGAGCTTCATCCGCGAGGCCAAGGCGGCGCTTGCCAAGGCGGCGACCGCCGCGATTGCGACGGAGTTGGGGTGCTCCTACGATGAGGCGGAGGACGCCTGCGGCGTGTCCGTCCATTTCCTGAACCCCGCCATGCCGACGCTGGCCCAGCAGACCGACAGCTCCATCAAGCTCGCGTCGGTGGTCGAGGGCTTCGCCGGAACTCCGACCTTCTGGCGCCTCAACGGCCTCGATGACGACGAGGTGCGCAACGTCTCGTCCGAGATCAGGCGCAACGTGACGCGCTCGGCGGCGCTCGACCTGATGGCGGGCGTCGCCCAGGCGGCAGAACCTGCGCCTTCCGCCGATGATTAGCGCGGCGGAGTTCGCGGCCTACAACCGGGCCGTGGCGAAGATAGGCGACGGGGCGGCATCCGACGTGGAGGCCGCCGTGCTCGCCTGGTGCCGCGCCCACGAGGGCGCGACCGTCGCCGAGAAGCGCGAGGCCGCGAAGCTCATCATGGAGGGCTTCATCCAGGGCTACGACGACGTCGCGGCGGAGTTCGCGGCGCAATGGTACGACGACCTAGCCGAGCGCAACGGCGCCAGGCTGCAGCAGGCCGTCACCATGACGACCTACAGGCCGGAATCGGTCGATACCGTTGCCAGATACCAGGCGAAGAAGCTCGTGAAGGGCGGAGACACGGCGTTCGCCAAGGCGTGCGGCGAGTACGCCCGCAACGACGCGCTCCGCAGCCTGAACGAGACGATCATCTCCAACGTGGGTCGCGACAAGGACCGCGGCGTGCGCTTCGCGCGCGTGCCGACGGGCTTCGAGACCTGCACCTTCTGCATCATGCTCGCGAGCCGCGGCGCGGTCTACCACACGCGCAAATCCGCCGGCGAGTTCAAGCACTTCCACCGGCACTGCGACTGCAAGGTGGTCCCCGGCTTCGAGGACGACCCCGACGCAGAGCTCGTGGAGGGCGTGAACCCGGAGGAGCTGCGGGAGCGGTGGTGGCAGCTCGAGAAGGTCGACGCGACCGCGGGGCTGAGCGCAGCCGAGCGAGAGGAGCTCAGGCGCAAGGTCATGGAGGGCGGCGAGCTGCCCGAGAATGTCAGGAAGACCAACCCCGCAGCACACATGCGCAAAGTCGGCCACAAGAGCAGCGGATGGATGAGCGCGGCGACCCGCCTCAACGCGGAGATCAAGGCGAACGGCTTCGCAAACGCCGAGGAGTTCTACGAATACCTGCGGACCCGCAGGACGAGGGCGGAATTCGACGAGGCGACTGCGCTCGCCGAGAAGATCCTGGCGAACGCTGACGCCACGCCGACGCTCTATGATGTGGCGCGAAGCTGGCTGAGCAAGTCGGAGTCGGTGATTTCCTCCGGTTCCGCGCGGCCTCCCATATCCTCTGAGGTTCCCAACTGGCTAAACGGCGCAAAGAGAAATATCCATGCGAAGAAGCATGCCGGCGAATACGGAATTGACTACAGGTCAAGGCTTGGCCAAGACGAGTACGATAGAATAATGTCGGAGGTCATCGACGAGCATGAGGCGGTAGAGTTTACCGATATCTCGAACGGTCGAGAGGTGCAGCACTGTGCCGTTTACTTCCGCGGGGACGACATAGCTGTCGTCAACTTGGACAAGAGCGTGCGCGTGACCCTATTTAAGTACAGGAGGGGAGGGAGCGCCCGATATGACGAACTCTGGGATCGAGTTCACGGTGGGGCTGAATGATAGGTTCAGCGAATACATCACTGACTCCGTCGAACTACTCAACGCCCAACTGAGCCGCCACGGAATGGTCTTCTTCTTCGATACTGTTGATGCCGCTCAACAAGTCATTGGCGGGAAGCACTGCGAGGACATGTTTGGCTGGGCCGTCCCGAATGAGCTTGTGGATGAGTTCAAGCCCGCGTGGATTGACGACGATGGCGTAGAACTCGAAAAATACGACTACGTCTGCGCAAGCTGGGAGGACCGCAACGGCCAGCCCTATGCCGCCATCGACGGCAACCTTCCCGAGGAGGCTTACGCATGATGGCGCGCACCTTTTCTTCCGGAGGTGCGATATGAGGCGCGACCTCGATATCGTGAGGTACATCCTCATGACCGCCGAGTCCGCCGAGGTCGGGGTGGACGAAACCACCCTCTGCTCCGGCCGGTACGATATTAACCAGATTGCCTTTCACGTAGAGCTCCTGAGGGACTACGGCCTCGTCGAGGCAGAGGTGTCCTATGACGGCTTCGGGGAGGAGCCTCTCGGGGTGACCGTCTCGCGTCTGACATGGGATGGGTATGACTATCTCGATGCCATCCGCTCCGCCAAGGTGTGGGGGAGGGCGAAAGACGCCATCTCGAAGGCAGTCGGCGAGACGTCCCTGTCGGTCGTCAAACAGACATGCACGATCGTAGCCTCAGAGCTCATCAAGAAGCAGCTGGGCATCTAGCCATAAGGCAGCGATCTCGCCGCCGCACATACGGGGAAACCCGATCAAAACGTTGAACCAGGCCATCCGCACGGGTGGCCTTTTTCATGCCGAAAAGCGCCCCGCACGGGGCAAGACGATGCCCCGCACGGGGCGGAAATGGAGGGAGCATGGCCCAGGAGACCACGCCCACCGAGACCGAGCCGACCAACCCTGCACAGGGCGGAGACCCCGGCCAGGAACCCGACTACAAGGCGCTCTACGAGAACGCGCTGAAGGAGTCGCGCAAGTGGGAGAGCCGCTCGAAGGCGAACCTCAAGGAGCTCGACGAGCTCAAGGCAGTCGCGGGCAAGACCGACCCGACCGTCGAGGAGCGCCTGAGCGCGCTCGAGAGCGAGAACGCCTCCCTCAAGGCGAGCGCCGCCCGCTCCGCGCTCGTCGACTCCGTGGCAAAGGCCACCGGACTCGACCGCTCCATCGTGGCCACGCTCAACGGCGAGGACGAGGACGCCCTCACCGAGCAGGCCAAGGCCGTGGCGGCCATCATGAAGCCGGCGGGCGGCGCACCGATGGCTCCCGAGGCCGGCGGCAAGCCCAAGCCGGGCAAGCCCTCCAAGAAGGACATCCTCGGAATCGAGGACAAGAAGGAACGCATGGCGGCCATCGCCGCCAACATCGACCTCTTCAAGTAAGGGGAGAAAGGGGCCAGAATGCCCGATATCAAGACCCTCGCAGCCGCGCGCAACGTCGACCTCGTGAACACCTTCACCAAGTCGCTGGAGAAGCTCACGGCGATGCTGTCCACCTGCGCGCCCATCCACGCTGCCGTGGGCGAGACCCTGCACCAGAAGAAGATCACCGGCAAGCTCTCCGAGGCCGAGTACACCCCCGGCCAGGACATCCCGCTGTCCAGCTACGCCTACGAGGACGTCACGACCTTCGAGGTGACGCTCAAGCCCTACCGCAAGCAGACCACGCTGCAGGAGGTCAAGAAGCGCGGCTACGACGGCGCCGTCGACAAGACCGACGCCGCGATGATCTCCGACATGCAGCGCAACATCAAGAAGGACTTCGTCGCCGCGCTCGGCGCCGAGGGCACCACGGCCGCGACCGGCAAGAGCCTCGTGGCCACCGCCGCCAACGCCTGGGCCGCCCTGTCCAACCTCACCGAGGAGTACGGCTTCGGCAGCGGCGAGACGGTCTACTTCGCCAACCCGGTCGACTTCGCCAAGCAGATCGGCGAGTCCGAGGTCTTCAGCGCCTTCGGCATCTCCTACATCGAGAACTGGGCCGGCCTCGGCACGCTCGTGTCCACCGGCTCCGTCACCGCGGGCACGATCTACGCCACCGTCAAGGACAACATCAAGGTCTACGTCGCCCCGACCGACGGCGACGACCTGTTCGGCTTCTACTCCGACGAGAGCGGCTACATCGCCGTGTCCCACTCGCCCGAGCTCAAGAGCCTGACCTACGACACCGTGGCCTACGTCGGCCTCGTGTTCTTCGCCGAGTACATCGACTTCGTGGTCAAGGGCACCATCGCCCCGACCGCCTAGGCAACCCTAAGGAGCATCCATGATCGCTTTGGTCACCTACCCGTACCGTGACCGCGAGACCCTCGCGGTGCATTACGTAGGAGATGAGGTCGAGCTGGCAGATGAGCGCTTCGCGGAGCTGTCCGCCGGCGGCTTCGTCGACCTCCCGCCCGCCGAGACGGAGGCCGCCGTGGAGCCCGTCGAGGACGAGGCGGACGAGGGCGAGGACGTCGTGGACGACGAGCCCGAGCAGCCCGTGCACGAGAAGCCCGCGCCGGAGATGACCGTGCAGCAGCTGCGCGATGCCATCGAGTCCGCCGGCGGCTTCGCGCCGCGCAAGGCGACCAAGGCGGAACTCGCCGCCATCCTGGAGGCACTCTAGTGGACGCCTTCGCCACCGTCGCCGACTACGAGGCGCGCTGCGGTGCCGCCGAGGACGAGGCCAGGGTTGCCGCGCTTCTCGAGGATGCCTCGGCGTACCTGCGCGGGGCATATCGGCGCCGTATGGGTGTCCAGTACCTCGCCGGCTCGAACCCCACGTTCGATGAGAACGTGAAGTCCGTCTGCGTGGCCATGGTCGCCCGCGCGGTCAACGCGCCCGGTGCCATGGCTGGCATCACCCAGCAGACGCAGACGACCGGGCCGTACTCGGCGAGCGTCACGTTCGCCAACCCGACCGGAGACCTCTACCTGGGGCGCTCCGACCTCAAGCGGCTCGGCCTGGCCGGGTGCCGCGTGCGCAGTATCCAGCCCATGACCGCCGCTGACCGCTGGGAGGAGGCGTGATGCCGATGGCGGGGATACCGACCGAGACGGTCACGGTCATCTCCCGCAAGACGGTGTACGACGACCTCCACGAGCCCGTCTCCGAGGCGGTCGCCGAGCGCGACGTCGACGCCGTCGTGGCGCCCGGCGCCACCGCGGACCTCGACGCCTCGCGGCCGGAGGGCGCCACCGTGGCATACACGGTGCATCTCCCGAGGGACATGGCCGGCATCCGCCTCAAGGGCTGCTCGGTCCGCGTGCGCGGCGAGGAGCTGCGCGTCGTAGGCGACCCGAGGCCCTATGCCCCCGAGGCGTGCCCGGGACGCTGGTGCTACCCGGTCGAGCTGGAGGCGGCCGATGGCTAAGGAGTACAGCTGGGGAAAGTTCAAATGGAGCCGTCTCGGGTACGCCGAGGCGATGGACGGCAACGCCGCGCTCCAGGGGATGCTCAGGGGCAAGGCCGAGGGCATCGCCGCCCGCGCGACGTCGATGCTCGCGCCGGACGGCCACGACGTCCCGGCATTCAGGGTTAGCCGCTGCCAGGGCACGCTCGCCAAGGGCTTTCGGGTCAGCGCATGCTCGGACCATGCCAAGCACGCCCAGGCGAAACACAAGATACTGACGAGGGCGGCGCTCTCGTCCGGAGGTTGATTATGGATATAGAGGCCGATGTCGCGAGGTGCCTGTGCGAACTTGCCGGCGCCGACGCGACGCTCGAGCCGGTCGCCGGGCACCCGGAGCCGTACGTCACCGTCGAGCAGGTCGGAGGGGGCGGCGGCTTCCTGGAGCCGGTCCAGCTCGATATCGACTGCTGGGGGACCGAGGGCAAGGGCGGCAGGAAGCCGGCGAAGGCCCTCGCCGAGAAGGTGAGGGCGGCCGTCCCGTCCCTTGAGGACGAGCTTCCCAACGTCTTCCACCCGGAGGTCACGAACCAATACAAGATGCCCGACCCTGACACGCGCAGGGCGAGGTACGTGGTGCAGGTCCAGCTCTGGGTCTGCGAGTAGTAGAAAGGAACGCGCGAATGGCCGAAGTCAGCAACGCGAACAACTCCAACAACGTCAGCGCCGGAAAGGGCGTGAAGGGCGGCTATATCTTCTCGGCCCCCGTCGGCACCACCCTGCCGGACAAGGTCATCAAGAACAAGAGCGAGCTCGATCCCGCATTCAAGTGCCTCGGCTTTGTCTCCGAGGACGGCTACGTCGAGTCCGTCTCCGAGGACTCCAACGACACGGTCGACATGAACGGCGACCTCATGGACTCCAGCAACTCCAACCGAGTGGAGTCCGCGCAGCTCACGCTCGCCGAGATCAAGGAGGAGACGCTCAAGCGCCAGTACGGCGACGGCAACGTCACCGACGAGGGCGGCCTGATCACCGTCAAGCACAATTCCGACTCCCACCCGACCTTCGCCTACGTGCTGCTCCTCCTCCTGAAGAACGGCCGCAAGTGGACCAAGGTCGTTCCGCGCGGCCAGTCCTCCGAGCTCGATGACCTCACCATCTCCAGCTCCGAGCTCTGCCAGCGCGCCCTGACGATGAAGTACCTCACCGACGAGGACGGCAACACCTGCTACGACTACATCGAGTCGACCGAGACGGCGGCGGCCTAATGGCGGTCAAGCGCCCCGAGGGCGCGTTCGAGTTCGAGTTCGACGGCAAGAAGTACCAGATCAACAAGAAGGCCATCCAGTCCATGAAGGTGCAGCGCGCCATGGCCTACGACGGCATCCCCGAGAAGATGCACGAGGTGTGGGACGCGATGGACGAGATCTTCGACGGCAAGACCGTCGAGTACATGGACGCGCTCGGCGAAGACGGGCAGGACTGCTCGGCGGAGCGCTGGGGCGCATTCTTCCAGGCCGCCATGGAGGCCGCGGCAAAAAACTAGCAAGCTTCGCCGCCGCCTGGACCTGCATGAGGGGAGAGGTCGTCGCCGACTTCCGGCAGACGTACGGCATCGACCTTCCCCTCGGCGGCGGGTTCGACGGGGCGACGGACGAGGACCTTTGCCGCTGGCAGGTCCTCTACTCCCAGCTGCCGGCGCGCTCGCGGGTCTCCGTTCGCCTTGAGCCCGACAACCTGTGGGACGACAAGACGCGCCTGCTCGACATGATCGAGCACGAGCTCAGGTGCTTCCACTACGGGTTCACCGAGGATGCCAAAAAGCGCGTCAACGCCCCGCAGCGGATCTTATCGCCGGGCGAGCGCGCCAGAAACGAGCGCCGCAGGGACTCGGCGCTGGCGGCGAAGTACGAGATATCTTCGTCGTTCGGAATCGATGTATAAGGAGGCGCCATGTCCACAGACGTCGGATCCGTATCCGTAAAGGTCATGCCGTCCATGGCTGGCTTCGCCTCCCAGGTGGACAAGGACCTGTCCGGGGCGGGATCCTCCTCGGGGTCGCGCTTCGGAAGGGTCTTCTCCGCGGCGGCGGGCAAGTCTGGCGGCAGCGGCCTGGTCGCTAGGGTCTCCTCTGCGCTCTCCGGCGCGACTGGTAAATTCTCCGCGACCGGCAAGGCGACCGGCGCCGCATTCTCCTCCGCCTTCTCCGGCGCGGCGAGCGCGAATGCCGTCGAGGGGCTCCAGAACAAGGTCAAATCCGCCACGCTCGAGCTTCGCTCGGCGATGGCGACCTCGAAGTCGGCCTCATTGTCGGCAGAGGCGGCCCAGGTCAAGTACAACGATGCCGTCGCCAAGTACGGCCCGGCATCAGCGCGGGCGCTGAGCGCTGAAAGCAACCTCGTCACCGCCAAGCTCAGGGCGCAGACCGCGTCGGAGCGTGCCCAGGCGGCCGAGTCCAAGCTCGCCTCGGCGCAGAAGCGGCTCGCGAGTGCGACTTCCGCGCCCGTGTCGGCGCTAGGAAAACTCGGCGGCAGCGCCGGGACGCTTGCCGACAGGCTGGGCGCTGGGGAGAGGGCGACGGGCCGCTTCGTGGCGAAGATCGCCACCATCGGCGGTGGCGTCCTGTCCTCGGCCGGCAGCGCGCTGTCATCGCTCTCGAGCGAATTCGGGTCTGCCGGCACGGCGGCGGGCGGGAACATGGCGAGTAAGGTCGCCTCGGGCTTCTCGGCAAAGGCCGCGGTCATCACCGGCGCCGTTGCCGGCGTGGTGCAGAGGGTCGTCTCGACGGTGTCCTCGAGCGTGGGCGCCGCGGTCGCGCGCGTCGACACGCTCAACAACTTCCCCAAGGTCCTCCAGTCGCTCGGCTACGGGGCGGACGAGTCGCAGAGGAGCGTCGGCACCCTGTCCGACAGGCTGTCGGAGCTTCCCACGAGGCTCGACGCGGCGGCGACGGGCGTGCAGCAGCTCGCTCCTTCGTCCAAGTCGATCGACCAGGCGACTGACCGCTACCTCGCATTCAACGATGCCGTCCTCGCCGGCGGCGCGTCCGAGGACATCCAGTCCAACGCCATGACGCAGCTCACCAAGGCCGTCTCCACCAACAAGATGGAGATGGACACCTGGATGAGCATCCAACAGGCGATGCCCGGCCAGCTCGACCAGGTCGCGAAGTCCATGCTCGGGCAGAGCGCTTCGGCGTCCGACCTATACCAGGCCATGAAGGACGGCAGGGTCACGGTCTCGGACTTCGCCGACGCCGTGGTCGACCTCGACAAGAACGGCGCGGACGGCATCAAGAGCTTCTCCGAGCAGGCAAAGGCCGCGACGGGCGGCATCAAGACGTCGTTCTCCAACATGTGCAACGCCTTCCCCAAGGGCGTCGCCAAGATCATCGGCGCCATCGGCTCGTCCAACATCGTCGGCGTCATCGACGGCGTGAAGGGCACGGTGAACGGCGCGTTCGGCGCCGTCACCGACGCGATGGCCGACCCGAGCATCCGGGGCGCGGCGTCGTCGTTCGCCGCCGTGTTTTCTGATGTGATCGCGGGCGGGGTCTCGGTGGCCGGGGACGCGTTCGCCGGCGCAGTGGATATGACCTCCGCTTTCTGCGAGACGCTTCTCAACAACGAAGCGGCTTCATCTTTCGCGGGAACACTTGACGCGCTCGGTTACACGGCGTCCTCCATGGGCGACGCCGTATGGTCGACCGTATCGCAGATCACCGGGTGGTCCAGCCCGGCCGAGGGCGCGGCAGATGCCGCAAACGCCCTCGACGACGCCTTCGAGGGCGCCGAGCCGGTCATCCGCTCGGTGGGCGACGCGTTCCAGTGGGTCTCCGAGCATTCCGAGGAGACTGCCCCGGTCGTCAAAGCCGTCGGCGGCGCCTTCCTCGTCATGAAAGTCGCCGGCGGCCCTGTGGGCTCGCTCCTGAAGGTCATCGGCGGCGCCCTGCTGTCCCTCGGGGCATCGG